TTGGTGTACAAGATTGGTGACAAGCCAACTTGGGATTCTGCAGGTACAACTGTAAAAAGTTTTATCAGTTTCGCTAACTACAAAGCTCAAATGGAAATTGAGTTGTTAGAAAAGCAGTTGGCTAAAGCCTAAAAATTGGGGGAGAGGTAGTAATATCTCTCCCTTAATTTTCTTACAAAAATTAAATTGCAATAGAAATGGTACTCTATTTCATAGAGTTTATCTTTTTTTTTGCATTATTCTAATGCATAATAACCTTTCAGGTTATATTTTACTTCGTAATACTAATAATTATTCTTTTCTCCACTATAGAAATAATATTAGCTATCCCATTAATCATATCTTCCTTAGCTTTGGAATTATTAAAACTGTTTTCTGTAGCATAACCAAAATAATTAGCTACATCTTTGTTTTTAATATTATATTTTCTTAGTTTATTGTATGATAATTGATTCCTCATCAGCGTATGCTTATTTATTTTGATTTATAAAGGCACAATATACAACATTTTTTAACTTTTTAAACCTTTTTAACTATGATTACCATCATTTTAAACCCTAAAGAATCTCAAAAATTAGATTATGAGCAAAATTGGAAAGGTTTAGTATCTTTTAAAGATTATCTTTCCATTAAAGAACAACAAAAAGTCTTTGAACGGAATGAAAAAGGCTATCAAAGGTATTCTACAAGGTAAAATAGCTTGTTTTTTAGGGTAAACTAAGTAAAAGTTTAGGGTAGTCTAAAAATTTAGGGAGGCTAGTTTCACCAAAAATTGACCATAAATCTTCAAAAAACTCCTAAAAATGGTCAAAAAATTGCCATTATATGTAGTCATACCAATCTGCATTAACTTACTTCACAAGGGTAAGCAGTTGTAATATTCTAGTCCGACTAGTGAGAGTAATTAACTCAAAGTTGTAGGTTCTCTTATAAGAGTGTAAACCTTCTATCTTAGTTATTTGACCATTATTGTCATAACAAGATATTGTACCGTAGAGGTAACACAAGGCAAGATATTACAACTGAATGCAGAGTGGTTTTAAACAAATTTCTTAACTTAAAAATAAAAACGTATTATGATACCTGAATATTTAAAACCAATGATTCCTCAATCTATTGTTAAAGAACATAGTAGAGGGACACGTAGATATTTTCCAATCTTAGCTAAACGTAGAAAAGGTTGGAATTATATCTATCAAACATTTTACATTATCTATGGTAGAATGCCAAAAGATAACTTTGAAGCTGGTTGTGCTATATTAACACAATCAATAGATAAGTATGTAGAAAGATTTGACAACAAGTTATGGGTAAGAACCATTGCTGTAGATTAAACAATTCCAAGTTTCAGGGTAAGTAGTAATACTTGCTCTGAACTTTCAATATCTTCCTTATAGGAGAGTATATAATTGTGATAGAACTTAATGTTCTTTAATGCGTAGAGGTCAACTTAGGTGAACAGGCTATTAGTAACTCCAAAGGTTATTAGGCAATGGTATGTTGATTACTTCTATTACAATTATTACTCTTCTTTAGGGAGTTATTTATACCTATTTCTTCCAGATTGTAAAAAAGCCTAAGTATTTATACAGATAGGTCATATGGAAGTTTTAGGTGTAAAAAACAAACAAATTTAAAAACAAATTAAAACAAATGAAAAACTTATTAATCTTATTGCTTTTATCTGTATCATTAGTTACATTAGCTAACGATACTACGTATGTTACAAAGGACTCTGTCCTAGTAACTAAAACTACTTCTCTAGAAAAATATAAAACTATTGTATCTAGTCCTGATTTCTTTAATAGATTAACTATCTATGATAGAAAAGATAGATATGGGCATTACAAAGAGTTTGTATTTTATAAAAATCTTAAAAAATAATAAAACAATGAAAAAATTACTTATTGTCCCAATAATCATTATTTCTGTATTATCGTATTTTTACTTTAATAATAGCCATCATACTTGTAATTGGGAAGAATGTCCAATTGGCAGAGATTGTGATGAATTTACTGATTTATGGTGTATTAAACAAATTCACTCAGAAAATCCAACAAAAACATATGAAGAGTGTGAGTACATACTTTTTGTAGATAGTAAAGATGCAGCTATTAACTAATCTTAATATGAAAAAAACTATATTAATCTTAATATTTAGTATACATCTTATACTAATATTCTTTTTTATGCCTATATACGTTATATTTTGTATTTGGGATTCTACTATTAGAAATAGGTGGAGATACTATAAATATCTAATATTTAAGGATGTTTGTGATATTACAGACATTATCTTAGGTATAGATAATTAACAATACGTTTTTTAAGTTTTACCTGGAGATTGCATCAAAGGGTAAACTTAAACTTTTTAAAAATTATTCATCAAACTTAAATAAAAAACAATGAAAAAGTTCACAACACACAACAAAAAAATAGGTAAAAATATTACCTATAGAGTACAGAGATGGAGTATTAAAATACATAATTCCATATCTAAAGCAACAGAATTGCTAAATAGACTTTTAGCTAAAGGTTATTTTCTCTTAGAAGATTTAAAGTTTTCTAAAGGTTTTTATTCTTTTGTTATAGAATATAAAACTCAAGTATCATGTTAGTATTTATTTTAATCGTTATTTACAGCCTATCAATTATAGGCTGTAAATATGTTTATCTTTTACAATCTAGTAAATATTTAGATAATTTCTTAGATGAAGATTGTATGATACAACCTATTTGGTTTATACCTGTAGTAAATACTTTAGCAGCTATTTCATTTTTTATATTTGGTTTGTTTTATTCAGTAAAATGGATAAAGCCTACTAAAAATAAGTTTATTAACTGGTTATGCAATTTTGATTTAATAAAAGATAAACCATTTTAAGTATGTTTACTGAAGAATTACTAAGAGAGTTTTTTGATTTAAAGGTAAAAAAGTTTGTTTATGACATAAAAGATACAGATATTTGTGTCTATTATAACTTAAAACAAGAGAAAAAACCAATTTTAGATTACATTACATTTATTTACAATAAACTAAAAACAAAATGAAAAACTTAGATATTACTCATTACGATGGGCCAGAAGCAGATGATTTATGTGATTTATGGATTAGAATAACAGCTAAACCTCAATAAAATGGAAAATAAAATAACTAAAATCATAGAATCAGCTAAAGAATATTGTGTAAAAAATGGTATTCAATGGTCAGCTTGGCAAGAACAACTAATTCTTCAGACAATTGAAGAAACATTCCTAATCTGTAAAAAATAAACAATATGATTTATTATTACTCAAAGAAAGAATTAACAATGAAGAAGATATCAGCATTTCAATATGCTGGTATTTTCCTTTTATTGTTATTTATAGGTAGTTCTTTTGGACTATCTTCAGCTTTAAAGATAAACAATTTCATAGAAAAAGTTCCTGTCATTATAAGACCTAATCAAGAAGTCTTAAATGAAAAGAATCTAAGAAATAAGATTAAAGAACTACACTTAAAGTATGAAGATGTAATTGTAGCTCAATATAAAATTGAGTCTAATGAAGGTAAATCTCATATTTTTAAGGAAAACAACAACTTTTTAGGGTTAAAAGAAGCTAAATTAAGACCTACTACTGCTTTAGGTACTAATCTTGGTCATGCTTTCTACTCTGATTGGAGGAACTGTTTAATTGACTATAGTTTATGGCAATTATCTAACACTAGAGGCATTAATAACCAAGAAGAATATATTCAGCTGTTAGGTTCAATGTATGCCGAAGATCAGTCTTATATGGATAAAATTAATAACATTTTAAATAAAAAATAATATGAATAAAAAAACCCTAGAACGATTATTAAACAATGCTTGTGAATTGCTTATTATTTTTGAAAATAGCAATTCTGCTACACAAGAAGATAAAGATAAGATAGACGTTATCTTTAATGAGATAAAATACGCTGATAGTATTGACGATGAAATTAGAATGAGTGCTGATGATGAAGCTCAAGATTTTAATACCTTTGGGGAACATAAAATTTAAAAAGAAATAACATGAAAAAACAATTATTAAACATTATACTATGTAGTATTATACTACTTGGTATAAATTTTACAGCAAAAAGTCAGAATTACGTAGGATTATCTAAGATTGAAATTGAAAATAGATTTAAAGACAAAGAAATTGAAATAACTACAACTATGGATAAAGATGGTAGTTATTATATGTGGTTTTTTAATGAATCTGAGGATTATCAGGCATATTATTTAAATTCAGATAATATATGTTATCAGTATATAGTTGTATTTAAAAAAGTAATACTTGATGAAATAATAGAAGTATTTTGTAATAAAGGCTATAAAAGACATGATGATGGGTATTTTAAAAATGATCAATATAAAATAAAAATTGATTATTTGCCATATAGTATGAGATGGTACACAATAACAACTTATAGATAACATTAAAAACAAAAAAAAATGGAAAAGAAATTATTTATTATTGATGGTTACAGAATTTGGGCAAAATCAATAGAAGAAGCACAAAAACATTATCAAATAATTATTACACTTTAAAAAACAAAAAAAATGGAAAAACAATTAGTTTACACAACTACAAATGACAAAAGAGAAATTTCTGTATATTATGGAAAAAGAAAAGAATGTATAGTATCTAAAAAAGGTAGATATGTTCCTTCTGAAAATTATACTAAGTTTAAAGAAGATTTACAATTTAAAAGAGGAAAATCTTTTTTAATTGAGTCTATATCTTCTGGTATATTTCAAAATATAGCTAAATTTACTAAAGGTGTATCAATACCTACAAAATAATCTTAGAGTACTCACTTTATAACTAGAGTGAGTACTTATTTTTTAACTAAAATCAACTAATATGAGTTATTTAAATATTTTAGAAATAGAAAGAAAGAATAGAGAAAAATATGAACAAGAAGATTTACTATTAAGAACAGCTATAACAGAATGTAATTCTTTATATTCTCTTCATGATGGAGATTTTTTAGAAAAATTACAATTATTTATAAAAAATTATAAAAATGAAAAGGAACATAAAATTAAACCTTAAACCTTCTTATGTAGAAATTGTATGGAATGGTAAATACCTAGACCATGAATTTAGGATTCACGATACTGATAATGAAATATTTATTAACTTTATAGATCATTTTAAAGAAGATAATATAAAAGAGTTTAACAAAATAAAACAAGAAATTAAGTTATATTACCTTAAATATATTAAAAATGAGTGATTCAATAAGAAAAAATGATTTAGTAGCAGGAAAAATTTATAGACATAAAAATGGAACTATTGTTAAATGGAATGGATTAAATGGTGGTAATCATATTAATCCTTTTGGAAAAACACTAAATGTTGCTACTTCAGGAAGTTATCCAGGTAATGATCTTTATGAATCTACTCCTGAAGAAAAACATTGGCTAGAAACTTGTATTAAAAAAAATAAATTTATTAGTAAAGAAGAAGCTATAGAAGAATCTATAGAAACATTTAAGTCTTTAGTAGGCAAATATTTTATTCCTCTTTATAATGATTTAGATTGTTCTGAATGTGAAATAGATAAATGTTACAGAATAGAGAGTGAAGATGATAAATGTATTTGGTTTGAAGATGCAGATGGAGTTGATTTATATATATCAAAAGATAATTTAATTAATTTGATTATTGGAGATGAAACCCATATTAAATCAATATTTAAAAATGATAAAGAAGAAAATAGAAAAGAAATTTTATTAAACGAAGCTAAAATAAAATATCCTATAGGAACAGAATTTATAGGTGTTTATGGTTCTTGTAGAAAAAATCAAGTTCTTTTTAATGATCATGAATTTTTAAAAAATAATAGAAATGACAATATTGTAGTAACTGTAAAAAATATTGGAGATAGTGATTGTAAAAAATGGACTATTTATTCTAAAGAAAAAGGATGGGCACAAATAGTGTCTTATGTAAAAAAAGAAAAAACTGATAATTTATCAGACATTAACACAAATTCTCCTATATTTAGATTTGATTTAAAAACAGAAAAACAAAGACCAGTAGAAGTACAAAAACTTAACATTAACATTTTTAACAACATTAAACAACCAATTAAATTAAACAATTATGGCAATTAAGAAAAAAACCCCAGCAGCAACTATTACTCCTACTACTAAACTATCAAACTTTACAAGTAGAGTATTAAGAGATTTAAACAAAACTGAAAAGCAATTACAAGAAGAATCAGTAGAAAACTTTAGATTAGATGCTATTATTGACACAAAAATGTGTATTAGTACTTTAGAAACAGCAACAATTCCAAGATTGCATAATGATTTGATAAGAGCTCAAAGAAATTTAGAAACATCTGAAAAAGATTATGAAAAAGCTAGATTTTCTACAGCTTTTAAATATGATATTTATTTATCAAATAGAAATGCAGCTTTAGGAGATATTAGAGGTTATAACGATCATGTTTCTTTTGTAAAGTCTCAAATTAGAGAAGAAGAAGAACAATTAGCTATGTACAAAGAAATTTTAGCTGATTTATCATAAATATTTTTTTTGTGTTAATAATTGAGAAAAGGGGATATAATGTCCCCTTTTCTTATTATATTTATTTTTAAAATTTAAAAACAATGAATTATATAATAACAAAAAATAAAGATTTTTTTACCTCTATAGGTACATATAATTTTTGTAATCTAGAAGATATGGTTTTACCTAATGTTATAGCTTATGATTCAGAAACTACAGGATTAAAGCCTATATTAAATGATATATTTGCTATGCAAATAGGTACAGGTAAAGACAATTATTTAATTCATTGCTATGATAATAATTATATTCCTGAAGATGTAATACCCTATCTTAAAGATAAGACTTTAGTAGGTCAAAATTTAACTTTTGATTTGGGTTTTCTATATAAACATGGTTTCTACCCTACTAAAACTAAAGATACTTTTATAGCTTCTAAAATACTTTATAATGGAATACACGCTTATAGACATGATTTTGGAGCTATCTTTAAAAGAGAAATGGGAATAACATATGATAAGACAGAACAAAAAAATATCCATTCTGTTAAATTAGCTACTTCTACAGCTATTAATTATTGTTTCCAAGATGTAGATAAAGTATTAGAGTTAATAGAAATCCTAGAAAATAAGATAGATAATGGTAGTTATAGAGAAACTTATGATTTACACTGTGAGTATATACAAGCATTAGCTTATATGGAAGTTTGTGGAACACCTTTATCTACACAAAAATGGAAAAATAAGATTATTCAAGATGTATTTGCTAAAAAAGATAAAGAAAATAATGTAAAAGAATATATCTATGATAATTTAGCTATATTCAGAGATTTACAAACAGATATGTTTGATACTTCTAAAAAGATTAAAATAGATATAGGCTCTCCTAAACAAATGTTAAACATATTTAAGGCTTTTAAGATAAATGTATTAACAGATAAAGGAAAAGAAAGTATTGGTGAGGATATAATTAGTAAATCTTCTCATGAATTTATAAAATTATGGTTAGAATATCAAGGAGCTTCTCATGATGTATCTACATATGGAGAAAATATCTTAGAAAAAGTTATTAAAGGTAGAGTTTATACTGCTTATAATCCTATTTTAGATACAGCTAGGCTTTCTTCTAGAAGAGGAGATGTAAATACTTTAAATCTTCCTGCTAATCAAAGAACTAGAGAATGTATAGAAGCTAGAGATAACTATAAAATGATAGTATGTGATTATGCTGGTCAAGAAAATGTTGTAGGAGCAGATATATCTGGAGATGCTATTATGATAGCTTCTGTAGTAAATGGAGCAGATCTTCATTGTGCTTTTGCTAGAGTATTATATCCTGAATTAATAGATTTGAGTGATGAAGAGATTATATCTAAACATAAAGATAAAAGAAGTGCTTCAAAAGCTCCTAGATTTTTATTTGCATATGGTGGTAATGCTTTTACTCTACATCAAAATGAAGGTATACCTATGGAAAGAGCACAAGAGATAGAAAATGCTTTTAAAGAGTTACATTCAGGTTTATATGATACAGGAGATATTAAATTAAAAGAATCTGTAAAAACAGGATATATAGAATCTGCTATGGGATTTAAACTTCATTTACCTTATTTTGATGAATATAGAGAATCTGAAAAAAAAGTATTTTCTATTAGTAAAGAAGATTGGCAACTATATAAACAAGGTAAATTAGAACATAAAGCACAATTTAAAGCTATAGAAGATAAAAAACAATATAAAGTGGTAAATCAACAAGCTTATAATTTTTATGCTAATAACAAGTCTAAAATATCTAAATTTTTTAAATTAAAATCTCAATATATGAGATTATGTCTCAATAATCCAGTTCAAGCTACTTCAGCACATCAAACTAAATTAGCTATTATTAATCTTTTTAAATATATAAGAGAAAATAATCATCAAGGATTAGCTTTGATTTGTATAGTACCTCATGATGAGATAGTTATAGAAGTACATGATAGTTTATGTTCTTTATATAAAGAAAAATTAGGTCAATTTATGGTTGATTCAGGTAATAAATTTTTAACAAATCCTTTATTAAAAATGGGAGCAGATGCTAATGTAGGCTCTAATTGGTATGAAGCTAAATAAAAAATAAAATTATGGATAATACTTTCAGAGAAGAAGTACAAAAAGAAGCTATAAATGCTTTATTAAGTGTAAAAAATGGTACAATAGATATTTCTATGAGATTGGGTAAATCATTTATAGGTTTACAAATAGCTTCTAAATTTAATAAAGTATTAGTAGCTTATCCTAATAAAGCTATTTTGACTTCTTGGGATTCTGATTCCAAAAAATTCCATTTAGATACATCTCATATAACCTTTACTACTTTTAGAAGTTTAAATAAACATAACTTACAAGATTATGATGTAATTATTATAGATGAAGTACATGCTACATCAATAGCAAACTTAGAATATATATATCATAATGAACCTAAAAGACTATATGGTTTAACAGGTACTCTTCCTACAGGAGATAAATTAAAATATATTCAGAGATTGTGTCCAGTAGTATATACAAAACAATTAGATAGTACAACAGGAGTAACTAATAAACCTTATGAAATTATAGTTCATATGTTAAAACCTTCTACAATATCTAATATAAAGTTAGCTTCAGGTAAAACTTGGTCAGAATCACAAAGAATAGCTTTTTTTAACAATAAATGGATGAAATCTAGGAACTTTACTGATATGTTAATGCTTATTAATGCTATAAAAAACTCTGCTACTAAGATGAACTATCTTAAAAAATTAACAAATACTATAGATAGAGGATTAATATTTTTAGAAACAGTAAAACAATGTGATGAAGTAGATTTACCAACATACCATACTAAAGATTCAAATTCTGATAAGAACTTAGAAGATTTTAAGAATGGTATTATAAATAAATTAACTACTATTAATCAATTACAAGCTGGAATAACCATTTCTAAGCTAGATACAATAGTTATTTTACATAGTTATGCTTCTTCTACTAAATCTATTCAAAAGCTTGGTAGAGGGCTTAATTTTGATGAAAATGTAATAGCTAATATACATATAATAGTATTAGATAAAACCATAGATGTTACTTGGTGTAATAAAGCTCTATCTACGTTAAATCAATCAAAAATAACATATAAATACATATAAAATGGAAGAAAAAGACATAATAGACACTTATAATGAAATATTATCTTATTCTACTTTAGGGTCTTTAGAAGTATTAGATTTTATGAAAGAATCAGCTATATTAAGATTAAAAGAATCAAAAAAAGAAGTAATATCAGATGATATTCCAAATCTAAGAACACATTTACAAGAAAAATTAAAATTTTATACAGGTAAAACTCAAATAAAAGGTTTTGGAGATGTATATTTTATTCCTACTATAGTAGAATTTATAGATGTATTAAAGAAATTTGTTAAAATGTATCCTAAATATAGAGATTTTAATAAAATAACTAAAATATTAGAAAATCATATAGAAAGCTGTTATAAAAAGAATAGTTTTGCTCCTTCTTTAAAATATTTTATATATAAACAAGGAACAGGATCAAGATTAGCTTCTGCTTATGAAAGTTTTGATGAGCTAGAAGAAAAAATAAATAGTAATACTACAGATTTTTAAACTTTAAAAAATAATAATGGACTACAAAGCTTGGTACAATAACCTATCAATAAGAGATAAATCTCAAGAAAGAAACAATTTAGAAACAATAATGGAAGAAAAAAGTTACTCTAAGATTGCTAAACAAATAGCACAAAAGAAGTTATCTCGTATTAAATAACAATAATAAAATAGTCAGGTTAGTGTAATGAGGAGTGGTGTCCAATTCTAGTAAAATGGTTTCTAATCCTGTTCGATTCAGGGCTTGACTACAAAATAACCTTTAAAATAAACAAAAATGGAAAAAGAAACAGCAACAGAATGGCTATTTAACAAATTATGGGAAGAGCCAAAGGATAAGTTTACTTGGAATGCTATACTAATGAAAGCCAAAGAAATGGAAAAAAAGCAGATTATGAATGCTTGGGCAAAAGATGTTACAAGTGAAAATAATGTAACAGCAGAACAATACTACAATCAAACATTTAAAAAAGACTAATATGAAATTAAATTCAGATATTCCAAGTTTTAAAGGATTTATTAGAAAATCCTATTTAACAAAAAACGATAAAGACGTAAATATTTTTGTAAATGTTTATTGTTTCGGTATTCAATCTATTTCTGGAGTTATTCTAACATTTCACGTTATGACTGATGATGGTATGCTAAGAAGCAGAGTACCAATTTCAGAGATTTACATTAAAGAACCTGTAAATGATATTCCATTCCATTTTAAACAATTATGGGATTGCTTTTCAGAAAATGTAAGCGTTATTGCTTATGATTTTTTAGGTTATCATAAGGTGCAAATTGTTTTAAAAGATGGTTCTAAGATTTGGGCAACATATATGTTTACAGTTGATTGGTATGATAATGCTTATAGCGATGAGCCATCAGATTATAAATGTGGTCATATTTTTAAGGCAGATGATGGATATTTATTATGCCAACCAAACAATAGAGTATTTTGGAAAGATAGCAATTGGGTAACTAAAACAATGTCGGAAGATTTAAAGCAATTTAAAGTTGACACTAATTTACCTTCTGTTGAAAATCAATCTAATAGGTGGGTAACAGAAGATACTAACTCTTTTTATTACGATATAAAACTTAAAAAAGACTAATATGAACGCAAAATTAAAAGCAAAAGAATTAGTTGACAAAATGTTACATTGTTATCAGGGTCATATTGACGAATACACTGCTAAACAATGTGCATTAATAGCAGTAGATGAAATATTAAAAGCTATTGGATTTAGTGATAATAAATTTTATTGGAATGAAGTAAAACAAGAAATAGAGAAACTATGAATTTATACTCTAAAGTAGAACAAGAAATAAACAAAGGTTTAGAAGGAGAAAATAATGGTATTACTATTGGATTTTCTTTTTTAGATAATTATATATCTTTAAGAAAAAGAATGTATACTCTTATATTTGCTGGTTCAGGTATAGGAAAATCTTCTTTTGCTTCAGAAGCATATATTCTTAATCCTATAGATTGGTATTTGAAAAACAAACACAATACTAAAACTAAATTAAAAATTCATTATTTTAGTATGGAGAGAAGTTCTGTTTATACTGTATGTAAATGGGTTTCTAGAAAGATATTTTTAGATCATGGTATTAGTATTCCTGTTTCTCAAATGTTAGGTTGGGGTGGAAAAAGATTAACTCCTTTATATCATGATTATGTAAAATCCTATAAAGATTATTTAGGAGAATTAGAAGAAATAGTAGAAATCTATGATGGAGCATGTAATCCTACTGGTATATTTAAAAATATTAGAGATTTTGGAGCTTTAAATGGTAAAATAGAAGATGTATCTGAACATAAAAAGATATATATACCTAATGATGATAATTTAGTTACAGAATATATTATAGACCACCAATCTAGAATTAAAACTGAAAAAGGAATGACTTCTAAAAAAGAAGCTATAGATGTAACTTCAGGTTATTTGCAAATGGCTAGAGATTTTTATGGTTTTTCTCCTTTAATGATAGCTCAAACAGGTAGACAATTAGGTAATATTATGTATTCTAATAAAGCAGAATCTTTTGAACCTACTCCTGAACAAATTATGGATAGCTCTATACCTTATTTTGACTCTGATGTATGTATGTCTTTGTTTGACCCTTTGTATTATAATACAGGAGCTCCTTCAGGACACGATGCTTTAAGACTAAAAAATAATGAAACAGGTGCTAAATATTATAGATCCTTAAAAATACATAAGAATACTTGGGGAGAATCAGATTTAAGAAAAGGATTAGCTTTTCATGGTATGGTAGGAACATTTAAAGAACTTAAAAAAGCTTCAGATATGACTGAACAAGACTATCAAGCTATATTAAATAACACTTATTTTTTAAAATAAACTAAAATTATATTATGTCAAATTGGTTATTAAGAGTAGAAAATAAAGAATTATATACTAAATATTTAGAGGACTCTATTACTATACAACAAATAAAAGAAAAGTATGATAAACACCTTAACATTAACAATAATTAATAGAATAAATACTATAAAATGTAGTATATTTACAAACAAAATAAATAATAAATATGGCAGAAAAACAAGAATTTAAATTACCTGAAAACTTTAGTGTAGTAATACCTAAAAACCCTTCTGATTTAGTAATAGTAGGTATCCCTAAGATAGGCAAAAGTGTACTAATGGGAGATTTTAGTAAAAAATACAATGCTGTTATATTAAATTTAGAAAAAGAAGCTTATGCTTATATAGAAGGAAAAATTATTAATATCCATACCTCTAATGAAACCACAACTATAGAAGCATATGAAAACTATATTAAATATAGAAATCTTCTTTTAGATAATAAAGGAAAATATGATTATCTTCTTATAGATGGTTTATCTGACTTAGATGCTTTATCTGTAATAGGGGGAACATATCTTTATATGTTTAATTCTCCTCAAGGTAAAAACTTTAATAGAGATAAACAAGGTAATGTATATAAGTATGGAGATGAAAATTTTAAATTAGTTACTGATTTAGGAGAAGGTCATGGTTATGCTTGGTCAAGAAAATTCTTTTTAGATCAAATAGAACTATTTAAACAAGTTGCTTCTCATAGAATTTATAATGCTCATATAGCAGATAAACTACTAAGAGATGGAGGAAAAGAAGAAGTTAATGTGAGTGAAATAGCACTTACTGGTAAGCTTAAAACTATCTTTGCTTCTAGAGTTACAGCTTTAGCTAAAATTTCTTCTGATGAAGATAAAAGATACCTTAATTTTGATGTAATGGGAGAAGGTATATTAGCAGGTAGTAGAGACCCAAACTTAAAAGGACAAATTCTTATATCTGAAAAAGATAAGAAAGGTGATATTGTAACACACTGGGATAAAATATATAAATAATCACAATTAAATAAATAAATTATGAATTTACCAAAAAGAGAACAAACCGAAGGGTTTAAAAAAGAATTAAAGATTGGTTATAGCCAAGTAGAAGTATTAGCTATTTGCCCTTCAGTGGATCAAATTGCAAAAATGAGAGAAGTAGATGTAGAATCTATTAAGGAACAAGTATATACTTCTGAAAAATCAGATAATGAAGGTAATGCTTGGGAAAGATTAAATATTCCTGTTTATGTAAAAAATCAAGATACAGGAAATATTGATATTATGTATTTTTCTATAGATGATAAAGTACAAACTTCTAAAGATGGAAAAATACAGTACATTAATTGTGTAGGACAATCACAATGGGTACATGATGAAAAAGATTTATGGGACTCTTTTAAAAGTTTTACTAAGTATGAAAAAGGAGTATCTCCTAAAGATTTTGAAGTATTAGCTCCTAAGACTTATAGAGCTGCTTTAGTAGGAGAAGAAAAAATATATAAATTTCTAATGGCATGGTCTAATGCTGATATGTATAATAGAGAAACTAATGTATTAATAGACACTAAAAAGCTATTTAAAGAAAATTTTAAACAACTTCAAGAGTTAACAAGATTAGATTTAGGTACTGTTATTGTTCCTTATTCAGTGGTAACTAGAGATAAAGATGGAGAATTAGTACAATCTCAAAGAATTGATTCTTCTTTTATTCTTCCTGGAGCATATATGAAAACTTTAAGATTATGTACATTTGATAGAGAAAAAGTAGATAAACTAAAGCAAAAAAAATTAAATAAAGAATCTCTTACTTTTTTAGAAAGATTTATTGTAGAATGTTGTGCAGATGAATATGGAATACAAGGTTATTTTGAACCATGTACTTTAAAAGATTATGATGCAGAACAAGATCCTTTAGCTACTTCTAATCCTATTGTAGGAGAAACTTCAGATACACCTTATTAGGATATTAATTAATCATAAAACCTCCTATAGTAATGTAGGAGGTTTTTTTATAACTAAAAAGAATGAATTTACCTAAAAAGATAAATAAAAAAGAATTAATAGAGAATAACTTGTCTTCTTTAGACATATTTAAACACTATATAGGTAATTTTAAAGTAGGTAAAGTATTTTCTAGTCCACTTAGAACAGATAAAAACCCCTCAAGTTGTGTATTTTTAGGTAATAATGGTTTATATATGTATAAAGATTATGCTGAAGGTACTTGTTTGACTCCTATATCTTATGTAGCTACTCTTTATGGATTAGACTATATGAATGCTTTAGATAAGATTTGTGCTGATTTTGGTTTATTAAAAATAGACTTTCAAGCAGATATAGTTAAATCTAACTATAAAAAAATAGAAGTAATAGAAAAATCTAAGACTATTATACAATTTCAGCCTAAACAATTTACTTTAAAAGATATAGATTATTGGTGGAGTTATGGTATAGATATATTAAAGTTACATAGAGAATATAATATCTATTCTATAAATAAGCTATGGATAAACAAAGAAAAATTTATAATAAAAAGAGATGAATTAGCTTTTTCTTACTTTTTTCCTGTTTCAAACTCCATAAAGATTTATTTTCCAAGAAGAAAAAAACAGTTTAAATGGTATTCTAATACTTCTAATTTAGCTGATTTACAAGGATATCACCAACTTAAAATAAAAGAACAACAAATACCTTTACTTATACTTACATCATCTA